ATGCCTAGCAAACCACTCCGCCCCTGCAATTACCCTGGATGTCCGGGGTTAGCGCAGGGGCGTTATTGTGAGGAGCATACTAAGCAGGAATCACAACGGTATGAGCAGAGTCGAGGCTCGGCTTCGCAACGAGGTTATGGATCGAGCTGGAGAAAGGCTAGGGCTACGTATCTCAAGCGTAGTCCTTTGTGTGTGGGGTGCGAGAAGGCTGGGCGATTGACACCAGCTACTGTGGTGGATCATGTGGTACCGCACAAGGGTGATACTGGCCTGTTTTGGGATAAAGGCAACTGGCAGAGTTTGTGTAAGAGGTGTCACGATAGGAAAACAGCGACTGAGGACGGACGATGGGGTTTAGCTTGAGGGAAGAACAAGTCCAACTTGAGAATAAATGACATCTTTTTTGGGATATAGAAAGGAACGGTCAATAAAATGTTGACCCGAGCCGATGCAAAAGTAGCCCATCGCTCTCAAACCAACATTTTATGTCTCCAGAATGCCAACTAATAATGAGTGAATCTACTACCCTCAACCCTAGGGTACGATCTCTCCCTGGGTCCTTATTATTATCGATGGGCCACCTTAAGGTGCTTTTTATTGGCTGAAAATTTTAATGATGTTGATATTGATAGCATGAAATATTAATATATATTGATGTATATCAAATAAATAAAAATATCATTTTGTCAATTCGTGCTCGAGTTCGCTGATTTTATTAATAATATTGTCATATGTATCGTCATCCTTATGTTTAATAAACCTCTTGGGAATATCAAGGAGTATTTTATTTTGTATTTCTTGTAATTTGTTTTTTGTTTCTTGATCTAACTTCTTCTCATGAGAGTAGATAACAAAGGGTACTTTTGAAGATCCAAAATCAATGATGGCTTTTAAACTACTGTTTGAAGCAAAAAATTCAGCAAGAGGCTTATCTGATGTCACCAGTTTAGGATCTTTAATTCCTTCCATACCATTATGGATATTATGTTGAATGAGCCTTAGAAAAAAAAGATCCCAGCATGCTGAACTAATGTTATTAATATTAGGTGAACCCAATTTAAGAAATTTACTTACTGTATTTTTTTCCGAGTCTGACCCTAAGAAGTAATAAAATGCGAGCTGGGATTCCATTCCATTTATAATATGTATTTCTTCGTTCTGGAAATTCATAAACTCTTCATATAAATGAAGTTTACTTCTATCTTTCCTTTTTGTTTTTGAGCTTCCTTTGTTTAAAGAGTGGATTTTAAGAAGAGAGACATAGCTGCTAGCCATCATTGGATTAAGTTTAATCATTGGTAAAAAAGTATTCTTTGTATTCAAGGGAGTCTTTGGAGGTTGATTTTTAAGCTTTTCTCCAGTTGTAGTGGCATGTCTGATTATTTTTTCTGGCTCCCACGCAAACAAATTTTTAAGTGCCTGAGTATAGACTTCTTCTCTTGCTGTTCTAATATAAGGCAAAGGATGATAACTTGCTTCGAATATACCAAAGCCAGGAACATAATCAGAACCCATATTACGTAATAAAAGTTCAATAACGGCAGATCGTTTTTTGGATGGCATTTTATGAGGCTTATAATAAAAATCCCTTAACATAATAACTACATTTGTTTCAAGAATTAAAGAATAATGTTTATAGTCAAACTCCTCTGAAATTCCTACTGTGTAAAATACGCCTGTAGAATCTAGGTTTACGTGTACTGACATAGTATCTTCCTCCATTAGATATTAATTCCTTTTCTTTATGATATAGGTTATAAAATATTTTTTCAATTATTTACTACTATTTTTCATATTAATTATTAATAATCCTTGTAAGGACAAATCAGTAAAAACTGTATTGGAGATTAGTTGATAAATGGTAAGAAGTCGGATGTAATTGGCAACCGCTCTGTAAGAGATGTTACGACAAAAAGACTGCAACAGAGGATGGACGATGGGGATGAGCTTGGTCAAGGGGGAGGGGGGATCGAATCTCTGGGAGGGACGGCCCATAGACCGGTGGGCAATCTTCTGCTCATAAAATTCGTTTTATTTCATAAAAGGGGGTGACAACATAGTCATCAAGATAAGGATAGTAGTATAAGATGGGGAAAGAAATTTTTAGTATCTATACAGGCTGAATCGTTAAATAAGGGCGCTCGATCTTTCCACCTTTTAAAGACAGGCGTTTTAAATATGGAAAGGGTTAAAAAACAGGCTGTCGAGAAAACTCGACAGCCTGAGTGGATGATGCTACTAAACCGTTACTATGAATTTATTTCTTGACAGCGGTCCATTTCTTGCCATCTAGTTGAAAATCCTTAGTAGCGGTCCATTTCTTGCCATCTAGTTGAAAATCCTTAGTAGCGGTCCATTTCTTGCCATCTAGTTGAAAATCCTTAGTAGCGGTCCATTTCTTACCATCTAGTTGAAAATCCTTAGTAGCGGTCCATTTCTTACCATCTAGTTGAAAATTCTTAGTAGCGGTCCATTTGCTACCGGGTTTAGCAGGTTTAAGAGTGGTTCCTGTGGGGTTTTTATCACTTTTTTTAATGGTTACATTTCCATTTTTATCTTTAGCAATGGCTACAGCTTTGCTAATGGGTTTAGCAGGGGTACTGTTGCTTGGTGCTTTAACAGCGTGTTTAGTAGGGAGACTTTTGTCTGCTTTAACAGCATCATTTCCATCACTTGCAAAGGCTGCTGAGGTGGAGACAGTGGCAACGAGCGCAAAGGCAGCTGCAAAGGGTAGAACACGGCGTAATTTTTGCATGAACATTCACTCCTTAGTTGTTTTATGCCTTCATTGTAAGAGAACGAATGGTTGAGAAACAGTGACAGAAGAAAGCGAATTGTCCAGGTTTCTGAGTGCCAGTCGATCTCAGAAGGGAGTCAACCTCCCTCCTTGGTAGCTAGTTTTCCCATCAATGATGGCTGCTGACTGAGTGTTAGCCTAAAAATCGGGCGGAGAGAATAAAGAATGTCACAATACAATCAAAGCCATGATCAGGAATAGCTCATTGCGGTTTCGTGACTAAGAACCCAATGAGTTTATCATCATATCCTCTCCTGTCATTTATACAGTATGGGGGGTGACAAACATGGGGAGGAAAGCTAAGCCTATCGGGCTCCATATCGTTGAAGGGAACTCGTCTAGGCTGACGAAAAAGGAGATCGAAGCCCGACAGGATGCGGAAGCATCTTTGATGCCAGGCACTGACAATACCCGTCCACCCCCTTGGCTTGGGAAGGTGGCGAAGAAAGAGTTTAAGCGACTGGCTGAGGCGCTTAAAAAGCTCAACCTTATGACGAATGTGGACGTCAATGCACTCGCAGCTTATTGTGACGCTTACGCCGATTACATGGGTTGCACCAAATTGATTGAAGAAGAGGGGCTTATGGTGGAGTACACCAACAACTCAGCCGAAACGAATCGAGTCCCTCACCCTCTCCTCACCAAAAAAAAGCAACTGCATGAGCAAATGAAGTCGCTCGCGGTGGAGTTCGGCTTAACTCCCAGCTCACGAGCGCGTCTTGCCATGCCGCAAAAGAAAAAAGAGGTGGATCCGTTTGGGGAGCTGTTTGACTAATGGATGCGGTGACGCAATATGCCAACCAGGTGGTAGCGAAGGAGATGGTAGCAGGGAAATGGGTTCAACTGGCCTGCGAGCGGCACCTGAGGGATCTGGATCGGCAAGATACGGAGGATGATTTCCCTTATCTATTCGACGAGTCCCGCGCGGAGCGGGTTTTTTCATTCTTTCGTTTCTGTAAACACACGAAAGGGAAGTTGGCGGGTTCACCGATTGATCTTGACCCCTTCCAAAAGTTCATTCTAGGGAGCATTTTTGGCTGGGTTCATCATGAATCGGGCCTTCGTCGCTACCGAAAAGCCTATATTCAGCTCGCACGGAAAAACGCCAAGTCGACGATTCTCTCCGGGGTCGGTTTGTATATGCTGATGGCCGATGGGGAGGCTGGGGCGGAGATTTATGCCACGGCAACGAAAAGTGACCAGGCGAGGATCATTTATGGCGATTCAAAGGTAATGGTCAACCGTTCAAGGGATCTATCGAAGCGATTGAATGCCCAGGAAAGCGTCATCAGAGACCCGAGAAGCAATAGTGTTTTCCGCCCCTTATCCAAAGACACCAAGACCTTAGACGGTCTGAATCCCTACCTAGGGATCATTGATGAGTATCACGCTCATCCCACTTCGGAAATGTACGATGTCTTAGTATCCGGCATGGGTCAACGAGCGCAGCCACTCCTTTTCATCATTACGACGGCGGGTTTTAACATCCACAGTCCTTGCTATACCGAATATGAGTATTGCACCAAGATTATGGAGTCGACCTTGGATAATGATCAGTATTTCGTCTACATCGCTGAGATGGATGAAGATGACGACATCGGTGATGAAAGAACCTGGGTAAAAGCGAACCCGCTTCTCGCCCAATCAGAGGAAGGGATCGCTTATCTCAAAGCAGAATATCAGGTGGCCTTGGACGTTCCCGAAAAAATGAGGAACTTCCTCACGAAAAACATCAATAAATGGGTCGATATGAAGGAAAACGGCTACCTGTCCCTATCGAAATGGAAGGATTGTAGCGAAGAGGAACCTATCGATCTTACGGGGAGGGAGTGCTATATCGGGATTGACCTTTCCCGAAAAATTGACCTGACCTCTATCGGCTTTGTGTTCCCCTTGGAAAATGGAAGGTTTGTTGTTCGGAGTCACTCGTTTCTCCCAGAAGACACCTTACGGCAAAAAAGACACACGGATAAAGTACCCTATGATTTGTGGGTGAGGGATCAGTGGATTGCAGCGACAGATGGATCCGTGGTTGACTACCGATACATCATGAAATACATCCAGGATCAGGTGATTACACACGGTTGGAAGGTGCTCGAAGTTTGTTTTGATCCTTATAATGCCACACACTTTGCTCAAGAGATGGAAGCGGAGGGATACACTGTCTTAGAAATTAGACAAGGTTACCAAACGCTTTCTGAACCGACAAAGGACTTTCGAGAGCTGGTGCTGTCAAAGAAGATCATCCACGATAATAATCCGGTACTAACCTGGGCGATATCCAATGCAGTGACAAGGCAGGACCATAACGAAAACATCATGCTGGACAAAGACAAATCGACGAACCGCATCGATCCGATAGCGGCACTTTTGAATGCCCACGTCAGGGCGCGTTTGCGAACAGAAGGGCCATCCATTTACGAAGGAAGGGGGCTACTTACCCTATGAACGGAAAGCCAATCAAGATCGATGCCAATGATTGCCTGATGGTGGTTGGGTTAGGGTTTCTTGGTGTGGGTTTATGGATGATCTATCCTCCCTCGGCATGGATCCTCCTGGGGCTGGCTCTGGGGACGATCAGCCTCTTAAGGAGCCGATAACGATGGGGTTTGTATCGGGGATATGGGAGAAACGATCCGGGTTGAGTCGACCCGACCGATGGTTAACTGAGGCTATGGGAGGACGACCCACTTCATCCGGTGCTAGGGTGAATGAGGATACTGCATTAAGATCGACGGCTGTCTATGCGGCGGTTCGAGTGCTATCAGAAACGATTGCCTCGCTTCCCTTAGCCGTTTATCAGCGAATGCCAGGAGGGGGCAAAGATAAGGCCGTCAATCACCCTCTATACACGATCCTTCATGACATCGCTAACGAGGAGATGACCGCGATGACCCTGCGAGAAACCCTCCAGGGTCATCTTGCATTAAGGGGAAACGGGTACGCCGAAATCGAGTACGACAAAGCAGGGGGAATACGGGCTCTCTGGCCGCTCCGCCCAGATCGAGTAACACCGGAGAGGCTCCCTAGCGGAAAACTTCAATATCGTCTTCTTCTTCCGGATGGGCAGGGGGTTATTCTACCGGCCGAACGGGTCCTCCATATTCCCGGTCTCTCTTATGACGGGCTTATCGGCTACTCTCCAATTGCATTGGCGAGGGAAGCGGTTGGTTTATCGCTTGCTACTGAAGAATTTGGTGCACGATTCTTTGGGAATGGGGCGCAAGTATCCGGGGTTTTGGAACACCCAGGGAGGCTGGGTGAAGAAGCACAGAGGAATATCCGAGGTTCATTCGAGGAAGCTCACTCCGGTTTATCGAGATCACACCGCCTGATGATCCTCGAAGAGGGGATGAAGTATTCCCGCATCGGCATTCCGCCTGAGGATGCTCAGTTTTTAGAGACGAGAAAGTTTCAGTTAACCGAAATTGCCCGGATTTTCCGGGTGCCGCCTCATATGCTGGCGGATTTAAGCCAAGCGACCTTTTCTAATATCGAGCATCAATCCATCGAGTTCGTTACGCACACGATCCGACCGTGGTTGGTCAGATGGGAACAAGCCATCAGTATGAAACTACTTTCTCCGGTGGAAAGAAAGTCCCTCTTCACCGAGCATAAGGTGGATGGGTTACTGAGAGGGGATATCAAGAGTCGGTATGAAGCGTATTCCATCGGACGGCAGAATGGCTGGCTGAGTGCGAATGATGTTCGCGATCTGGAGAATATGAACCCACTCCCTGAGGATCAAGGGGATATGTATCTGGTTCCGCTCAATATGGTGCCTGCGGATCAGGTCGGACAGGTGCCAGAAGGAGAGAAAAAGCCTATAGAAGATGATTCAAATGAAAAAGAGATGGAGTCTGATAGCCGATCTCGAGAAAAGAGAGACCTTGAACAGCGATCTATCCGTTCAGCTACCGCTAGGAGACGATTAGGTAATGCCTATAAGCGAATGTTTTCCGAGGCCGCTTCCAGGGTGATCCGCAGGGAAAAGGCAGATGTCATGCGACAGGCGGAGAAGATGCTAGGCAAACGGGATGCGGGACTATTTACCGATTGGTTGGAAAGATTCTATCGGGATCATCAGGGGTTCGTTGAGCGTAACTTCTCCCCGGTAGTGTTCGCTTTTGCCGAGGCCATTCAGGCTGAGGCGGCAGAAGAGGTAGGACATCAAGTCGGCATGACACCAGAAATAAGGGAGTTTGCAGGAGCCTACTTGTCTACTTTTGTTGCTCGCTATATTGGTTCCTCACTCGGACAACTGAGAAAAAATTTACGAGAGGCTTTGGAGCAAGGAGCTGATCCTTTAATATCTCTAAATGAACGATTCAACGAGTGGGAGGAGAATAGGCCAGCAAAGGTAGCGGATCGGGAAACGAATCAAGGGGGTAACGCCTTCGCTAAGGCAACTTATATAAGCGCGGGCTTTATGAGAGTTCAGTGGCGATCATCGGGAGGGAGTTGTAGATACTGCGCTCAGATGGATGGGAAAACGGTTGGGATTAATAGCACATTCGTCGGGAAGGGTGAAGAACTGCAACCAGAGGGAGAAAAGCCGCTGATTCCGTCCACTAATGTTGGACACCCTCCCTTGCATAGAGGGTGCGATTGCATGATCGTAGCTTCAACATTTTAAAAGGGATGATGAGATGAAAATAGAGCGAAGAGCGTTCCCATTGCTGGAGTTCCGGACAGAAGGGGATGAGTCGCCAAAGATCAGAGGGTACGCAGCGGTCTTTGGTAAGCTCTCCGAGAATCTAGGAGGATTTAGAGAGAAGATCGCACCAGGAGCTTTCGATAAGACATTGAAGTCAGCAGATGTCAGAGCCCTTTGGAATCACAACCCTGATTATGTGCTGGGCCGTAATAAATCTGGGACTTTGACCATGCAAGAGGATGAGCGAGGACTGGCCATCGAAATAGATCCCCCCGATACTAGCTGGGCAAGGGATTTAATCACGAGTATGAAGCGAGGCGACATCAATCAGATGTCCTTTGGGTTCCGCACAGTTTCCGACAATTGGGAGGTAAGAGGGAAGGAAAATGTTCGAACCTTGGAGGAGGTGGATCTATTCGATGTCAGCCCCGTTACCTATCCGGCATACCCACAAACCACCATCAAGGCCCGCTCTCTCATCCAGGAGGCGGGTCTTGATTTTGACCACTTGACGCAAATCATGGTGCGGGCCAGAAGCGGTCTTCCTTTCAGTAAGGAGGATCGCTCCTTTCTGGAACAAGGTATTGCTTCATTGAAAGACCTCATCCCTGCCGAGGCGAGTCAGGGGACTTCCTTGGCACAATCCGAAGATGCCCCCGCGCAGGTGCGCAGTGTGGCGATGCTTCGGAAACGTCTTGAGTTGGTATCGAAACTATAGGAGGAATGTATCCATGAAAAATGTGCTGGAAATGAGACAAAAGCGTGCGGCTTTAGTCAAGCAGGCGCGAGAAGTGTTAGACAAAGTAGAACAAGAGAAACGCGAAATGACGGCGGAAGAAGAGCAACACTATGAAACGATCATGGCGGAGGTAGACAAAAGAGCCAAGGAAATCGAGCGCGAGGAGAGGATGTCGGGAATTGAAGCGGATTTAAAGGAGACGTTGACTCCAGCCAATCGCCCTGATCCACAGCCTCCCGAAGAGAGAAAGCGAATGCAGGAGAGAGAGGCGTATCGAAAAGCATTCTGGGAAGCTATACGTCAGGATCGTAATGCTTTATCTGCGGAGCAGTTGGCTCTATTGCAGGACCCTGAAGTAAGAGCGCTGGCAACGGCAACCAATACGGCAGGGGGCTATCTCGTTCCGACGGAATTTGAAAAGACATTGATCCAAAAGCTCCTCCCGTTCAATGTCATGCGCTCGCTTTGTAAAGTCATTACTACCAATGCACCGAATCAGATCCCCGTCGAGACCGATTTCGGTGCGGCGACCTGGCTGGCGGAGAATGCGGTCTTCACTGAAAGTGATGCGAAATTCGGACAGACCACGCTGAGTGCCTATAAATTAGGGACGATCATCAAAGTCTCGGAGGAACTATTGAATGATTCGGTTTTCAGTATCGATGAATATGTCGCCGATGCGTTTGCCCGTCGTTTTGGGGTGGCTGAGGAGGCAGCTTTTGTGAATGGAGATGGTACGGGGAAACCGACGGGGATCATCAATGGCGCCACCCCAGGTAAAGTAGCCGCTATAGGGAATACGACGTCCATTACGACCGATGATTTATTCGATACGTTCCACGCCTTAGGGCGCCCTTATAGAACAAACGCTACTTGGTTGTTCTCGGACGGGACGGCCAAAGCCATTCGCAAGCTGAAGGATAACACGGGGCAATATCTATGGACACCCGGGCTGCAAGCAGGGCAGCCGGATCGCATCCTAGCCCGGCCCGTGGCAATTTCGGACTTTGTGCCCGCGATGGCAGCCAATGCAAAATCCATGCTATTCGGTGATTTCTCCTATTACTGGATCGCCGATAGACAAGGTCGAGTGATGCAAAGGCTGACGGAGCTTTACGCGGCCAATGGTCAAGTCGGTTTTCGAATGTACCAGCGGACCGATGGAAAATTGATCTTGCCCGATGCCGTTGTTTACTTCCAGAACTCCGCGACCTAATGAGGGGGCGATATAGCTCGATTTAAAGGAGGTGGATTCGATGAGCGGATCCATGAAGGTAAAGATGATCGTCGGCGTGGCGTCGGAGTCGTGGAGTTATGCACCCGGTCAAATTGTCGAACTGAGTGAATCACAAGCATCGGCTTGGGTGGGAAGTCGGCTCGCTGACTGGGCAGAGGGTGAGACAGCTTCGCTATCTCCGGCAGAAACGGCCGCCAGAAAGCCGGCCCCGCGGCGAAAGGGGGCTAAATAGATGGGGCTGAGAAGGCTGACCCCTCCGAAAGAGGAGCCCCTGACTTTAGAGGAGGCCAAGGCTCACCTTCGAATAGATGGGAATGACGAAGATAGCCATATATCCGGCTTGATCGGAGCAGCCAGAGAACATGCCGAGTCGATTACTCAGCGGGCTTTCCTCACGCAAACCCACCAACTATCCTTGAATGGATGCCCAGACGAGGCTCTTTTACTTCCTAAGCCTCCGATTCAACTCGTTCAAAAGCTTCAATATATAGATCCCTTGGGGAAGGCGCAGATTCTCAAAGAAGGAGCTGATTTTTGGACCGACTCTACCACGGAACCGAGCCGAATCGTCCCTATCGCTGGCTGGCCGGCTACCGCTAGTCGTCCTGGCGCTGTCGTCATCGACTTTGTATCAGGATATGGCGAATCCAACGATGTTCCCCAACCGATTAAACAGGCGATGCTCCTCATGATCGGTCACTGGTATGAGCATCGGGAAGCAGTCAGCGAAACCTCTATGACTACTCTGCCATTGGCGGTAGATGCGCTTCTCAATCCCTATCGAATCTGGAGGTATATCTAATGGAGGTGGGCAAGCTCCGTCATCGAGTCACCATTCAGAAACCGACCATTTTCTCAGGCGAAGGGGGCGGATGGAGTGAGGGGTGGGAGGATTGGGTGAAGGGTTGGGCGAGTATCGAGCCGCTCTCAGGGAAGGAACTCCTGGAAGCACAACAGGTGGCCTCGACCGTAACCCATCGGATTCGTATGCGCTATCGAGCTGGGGTTCAGCCGACGATGCGAGTGCTTTTTGGTGATCGCATATTCGAGGTAACTCGTGTCATCGATCCCATGGAACGGGGGAGGGAGCTAGAGCTGATGGCAGAGGAAAAGGTAGGTGATTTAGATGGCACGGGGGATGAAAGTGGAGATTGATTGCGATACCGCGAAAGCGGTGGCGCGATTCCGGTCCTATGCAGTGGCGAAGCAGGCAGGAGTCAAGGGCGTCGTCAAAAAAACGGCTGAAGCGGTAAAGGAAGGGGCTAAGAAGCGGGTTCTCGTTGATACGGGCGATACCCGAGACAGCATTCAGGTAGAGAGCACCCAAGGGGGTCTTTCGGCAAAGGTAGGGCCCACCAAACCAAGAGGGTGGAAAGCCCCTTTCATTGAGTTTGGCACCAAGAAAATGGCGGCCAGCCCCTTTCTCCACCCTGCTGCGGAAGAAGAGCGGACTGGATATGTTAATGAGATGCGGAAGGAGTTGGCCAAACTCCAATGAAGCTGGCAAGCTGGGAAATCCAGAAGGCGGTGGTTAACCATCTGAAAGAGGTTTTGTCTGTCCCGATTTTCGATGGTGAAGCGCCAAGTTTAACGAAGTTTCCCTATGTGGTGCTGGGGGAGACCACCTCAGCAAGTTGGCGAACGAAACAATCTCCAGGAACACAGGAAACGATCACGATCCATGTTTGGACGGATCGAGGGGGAAATAAGCAGTGCAAGGGGATGATGAGCCAGATTAGTGAAGGGTTAACCTCGCGTGCTCGATTGGAACTAGAGGGTTTCTTTGTATCCGGAATCAGATTAGAACTTGCGGAGACGCTGAAAGATCCCGATGGCTATCGCCATGGGGTGTTGCGTTTCCGCTTTTTGATTCATGAAAGGAAGGGATAGGGATGGCAAAGGGTGATGTATTTAGCGGGAACGATGTGACCCTATGGGTGAACGATCCAGCCACTCCGGCAGGATCGCCTGTGTTTGTTGGTGGACAATCGGAGACGAAGTTTAAAACCTCGACGGAAACCATCGAGGTGACAAGAAAAAAGCCAATAGGAGGCCCCGTCTGGAAAGAATTTCTCCCTGGGGCGCAAGAGTGGGAGCTGGATAATGACGCCTTCTGGGTCCAGGACGATGAGGGGATCACCTTGCTTAATACGGCAAAGAGAACCGGGACGCCCGTGATCATTCAGTGGCGGCAACCCGATGGAAAGATGAAAGAGGGGACCGCAATCATTACCGAGCTGTCGGAAGAGTCTCCGATGGATGATGGGTATTCCATGTCGATGAGTCTTCAAGGGACTGGAGCTTATGACATCAAGGATATTCCCAAGAAATAAGTGCAATTGAAGGTCAGGTAGCCAAGTTATAAACTACCTGGCCTTATTTAAATGAAGGAGATGACAATCATGACGGTCATTCACATGGATAAACAGCGCGAAATCCGGTTCGACTTTAATGCATTATCGGCATTAGAGAAGGAGTTAGGGGTGGACAGTTGCTTCGAGGCCTTCTCAAAAACGGGTGCTCGCACCATGGTTGCTCTCGCATGGGCGGGGATGATCCATGCTGAACCAAAGTTATCGATCCAGGAAGCAGGGCGGAGGCTATCCATCGCAGTAGAACGGGATGGAATGGAACCAGTGGTTAGTATGTTAATGAGCTCACTCCAAAAAGCGCTGGGAATTAGCGAAGAGCAAGTTCAAGAAGTTAATGAGCTTAAGGTAGCAGAAGCAAAAAACTGACTGGCCCTGGGTGGTGGTCTCAAATGAAGAAGATCGCCATGGGGCCACTTGGGATAAGGCCATCGGAGATGCCCCAGCACTTTTGGCGGGTCACTCCTGCTGAACTCATGGAACAATTGGATGCAGTGATGGAGTGGAAGCAAAAGGAGCTTGAAGCGTTCAGAGATGTGATGCTGACTCATGCATGCATAGTGGTAAATTTCAAAGATACGAAGAGACCCAAGCTGACCGTCGAAAAGCTAATCGGAAAGGAAAAGGCTACAACGGTTACCCAGAAGCCTACCTTCCTTGAGGGCCGAGAAATGATCTACCAAGGGAGGTGGGGAAATGGCTGCCATCAGTAATATTTTCGTCAATATTGGGGCTCGAATCGCTAGTTTTGAAAGATCGATGGCCCAAGTAGAATCTCGCCTCCGATCAGCCGGAGCCAAGTGGCAAGCGACTGGACAGGCCATGAGTGCCGCAGGGTCAACGATGACGCAAAGTGTCTCAGTACCCCTCGGGATCGTCATGGGGTTGATGACCAAGACAGCCATCGATGGCGAGGAGATGCGGTCGAAGTTTGACCACATCTTTGGGAGCATGTCCAAGAGCATGAATAGTTGGGCCGATAAGCAATCCGATGCGCTCAATATGTCCGGGCAGGAGATCCGAGGGTATACGGCGGACCTCTATGGAACGATCAACGGCATGGGTATTACCGACAAAACAGCTGCCAGCATGTCCAAGCGATTTGTTCAATTGGCGGCGGATCTTGGGTCCTTCAACAATGTCCCCACCACCGAAGTGGTTGAGGCGATGACCGGGGCATTTCGCGGGGAATACGACATGCTCCAGAAGTATGTCCCAACCGTCTCTGATGCCACCGTCAAGGAATACGCCTATGCGAATGGAATTGCGAAAAAAGGAGCGGAGCTCACTTCGGCTCAGAAGGCCCAGGCCATCTATGGATTAACGTTGAAAGGGACGAAAAAAGCGCAAGGTGATTTGGCAAGGACTCAGGGATCAGCCGCTAATAAGCTCAAGGATTTATCCGCAAAATGGACGGATCTCTCTGAGAAGTTAGGAACGATCCTCATCCCGATTCTACAAAGAGTTGTCGCCAAAATAGAAAAGCTGGTTCAGTGGTTTAGCCATTTATCCAAAGGTCAACAAGAGATGATCGTCTATGTTGGCCTGGCTGTGGTTGCCTTGGGCCCGGTGATCATGGTGATTGGCAATCTGATCAATATTTGCGGCACGCTCATTGGTGCAGGATCCAAGGTTGTTAGCTTCTTTGGGAAGATGAATGGGGTTGGGGCGAAGGTAGCTGGATTAGGGGCTCGATTTTCAGCCTTTGGTGCCAAAGTAGGTAACGCGTTCTCCAGTGTGGGGAAAGTGTTACGTTCTGGTTTTACAAAAGTAATTGGTTTTATAGGGCGTCTCGGGCCCGTTATCTTGCGGGTAGTCCAAGCGTTCCGATTGTTATCCATGGCTTTCCTCACTTCACCGATAGGATGGGTGGTCATGGGGATCGCCGCCTTGATCGCAATAGGAGTCCTTTTGTACCAGAATTGGGACACGGTCAAAACATTCCTGGTAGCCACTTGGGATGCGATTAAAGCGGCGGCGGTAGCTGTTTGGAAGGGGATCAAAGCTTTTTTTGTGGCTATTTGGGACGGAATGAAGGCGTATTTTAAATTTGTTTTCAACACCTATAAAACGATCTGGTCAGGCATCTGGAAAGGGATTAAATCGGCAGGAGTTGCCATCTGGAATGCGATCAAGAGTGCAGCCGTGCCCATCTGGAACGGGGTTAAGTCAGCAGTAACGACGGCTATCAAGACGGCTTCCTCTATCCTAAAGGGTCTTTGGAATGGGATGAAGAGCGCGGCCTCTTCCATATGGAACAGCATAAAGTCCGCCGCCAAGGGGGCCTGGAATGGCATTAAGTCGGTGATCAGTAACGGTATTAGGGGGGCCTGGAGTACGGTCAAGAACTATGCGAGCTCGTTTCTCTCAGCAGGGAGAGGATTACTGAGTGCCCTGACAAGAGGGATTCGATCCGGTATCTCTTCAGCTATATCGGCAGTGAAGTCAGGAATGAACACCATCCGATCCTACCTCCCCTTTTCACCCGCCAAAGAAGGGCCACTAAGCGATCTTGATAAATCGGGGGAAAGCTTTTTCCCAACTTGGGCGCAAGGAGCTGAGAAGGGGATCCGGCCCATGACCGCGCGGATCGCTTCTGGTATGGCAATGGCGAATGCTCAACTGGCTACGGGTTCTACGGGAAGATTAATCGGATCGGTTCAAGTAGGAGTCGGTGGATCGCGTGCTGCGGGGACAGCTGCAGTCGGTGGAAGGTTCCATATTGAAGTGGGTCAATTGGTGGTTCGCGAGGAAGCCGACATCAACAAAATTGCTGAAAGCCTATGGCGCATGCAACAAAGGAAGGAATCGAGGAAGATAGGGAGGTGATTGAATGAAAGGCTACTCTTTGAAGTTTGCCGGAAAACATATGGAGGATGACTTTGGCCTGATCGCCCTGGACATTGTCCGATCTCTAGGGCCTGAGATCACAGTGGTATCCGAGAAGATTCCAGGGCGGCGGGGTGAGGCGGATCAAGGGATCGAAGAGGGAGCCTTGGAAATCAAGGTTCCTTTTTATGTGGCGGCACTGGGTGCCATCGATCTAAGAGCAAAGATGAGGCAGGTGAGAGCGTGGCTTCGGAATGCGGGTCAACTTGGGCAATTGGAACTGGAGGATGAGCCCGGGAAAACCTACCTCGCTCGATGGGCAGGGTCAACGGGGTTAGAGGAACTTGGGGGAATGAGCCAAGGGGAGATTACCTTTTATGTTCCTGATCCGGATGCCATTGGAGAAACCGCCACCCAGCGAATTGCTGGGCTAGGAGTGGGGAATGTCGCTTCCACAGCGTCGGACTTCGCAACAGGAACCCTGACCAACTTGGTCACCGAGACAGTGGGGGATCAGACGGATCTCGTTTTGCAAAAATATTCTTCCTGGTCATCTCAGATCAAGACCCAGTGGGAGACGGGGACAATGTCCGGAATGATGAAAGATGCATCGGGATTCCTAACCCTACAGAGGGGGGCAGGGGCCACCCTGACCAAAAACTCGGATGCCACGTTTAGTGCGGGTACCTTGTCCAATGTGGTTGCATCCAGCAACTCTTTGAAACTATCTACCATCCCTAAATGGCTGAATCGAGATGACCTGTCGGCTTGGAAGAGTCAAAAGTGGAGCGACGCCTATTTTACCGATACCAGAAAAGGATCGGTCTCTCAGCAGTCCGGTTATATGCGAATTGCCAAGACTGGAACAGGAACGGACTCGACGGTCATGGTGACCCGAAGCGCGGATTATACGGTGGGTAGAACCATCCTTCTCTGCTATCGTACAACGACCACCAAATTAAGGTTTCAGGTGGTCGTTAACGGGAGTAAATGGGATTTCAACCTGCCGAATACCTCGAACGCTTGGTTGTGGTATCGGGTCGAGTGGGCGGATACAACGACACTCAAATGCTATCCTGTAGGTTCTGCAGCGCCCTATACGACACAAACATCGACCCCAACCAGCTCATCGGATCGATACGGTTTCTTATTTGGCGATTCCGATGCAGGGACCGCCGATATTTCTGCGGTTTATTATGGGGCCACCACGGACATACCCCCTCTCACTACTTCATCGATGGTAGGTACCGCGATCTATACCTTGCCATTGGATGCTGTCGGTGTACCTGGAATCTCAACGATCTCATTTGATTGGGACTCTTTAACTGGTGTGAATGAACTCGCCGGACACGCTGTAACCTTCCAAGTGAGGGTGACGAAAAATGGTCAGAGCCCAGGAGCGTGGTCTAATCCCCTGACCTCTGGATCGCAGGTCCCGGGTATAGCCGAGAACACGTGGGGACCGGGTGACAAATTAGACGTACTCGTGACCTTGCAGACAAGTGACTTTGGATATAGTCCCGCGTTAAATAGTCTGTCTCTATCCGTTTCATCTGCTTATGTTGCTAGTGGTACCTGGAGCCGAACCTTTTCAGGACTCCCATCCCACGTGCTTGACAGCACCTTAGAATGGGATGTTTCAGCACCTACAGGCACATCGGTGGAATGTTGGGTCACATGGACAATCAATGGAGAGATCCATGGCCCCTCTCAGATGATGACAAGCGGTGAGAAGCTTCCTTATATTACAAAGGAGATGGATCTGTCTACGGCTACGTTAACCGTCGAACTAAAAGGAGTTACATCCGATCCCGCAAAATCCCCCATCCTCTCTCGCCTCTATGTAGAGACGACGCCAGGTTATAAGACCAACACGGAGGGCTCACGAGATGCCCCGGGTGTACCTATTGGGGCTGTTGGCGTCGTTGGGGAAAGTAGAATATCCTGGGAGGAAGAAATCCCTGATTCAGCAGCGTGTAGCATCCAGGTATTCGTGGGATTTTCGGAAACAGGACCTTGGTTACCGTGTGTGAACGGCAACGAAATACCAGGGGCTACCTCCAAGACGGATATCACGGGGAAAACGCTCTACGTGCGGGTAGTTTTAAAAACGGCGGATCCGAAAATCACCCCTCGACTAAATAGGATTGCTTGGAAACTCTCTCAAGAAATCGCTACCGATCTGATGAACCAAGGGACTGCCCATGCGCAGCCCTATTTTTATGGGACATTCGGGCAGTCCACTAAATTCTTTGCAGTCGTCCACATTCAATCAGGGAGAAAACTCCACCTCGACTACCCTTTCAAATCGGGGGATAAAGTAGCTATCGACTGCCGAGATAGGTTCCGGCCCGAAATCAATGGTAGTGCGAGAGAAGGTCAAAAGGCGATGAGTTTTGACTCAAGGATGATTGAGCTACATCCCGGATATAACTCCTTTGAGATCCAGCCTGCTGGCGTGGGGGTCTTTTTTTGTGATTGGAGGGAGCGATGGCTTTGAGCGAGAAAGATCGGGGTGCCTTGCTGATCCTATTGAATCGGAATGAAGAACGGGTCGCCACTATCGGTCATAAGGGATCTCCCGTCTATGAGCCGATCTTCCGAGATGCAGAGAATGAATCGGCTACATTGACTTTTAGAGTCCGGCCAGTTGACGAGGAAGGAAAGTACCTCACCCAGCGTAACTATGTCCTCCTTGAAGATCCATGGAACCCTGGAGGGTGGCGGCTTCTTGAGATTATGGAGACCGATGAGGTCAGCGATAGCTCGGGTAGACCGATGAAGGAAATCCAGTGCGAAGAGTCTGCTCTAAGAGAGTTGTCTGGTGATTGGGTAGATGATATTAGACTTTGGGATACCACGCCAAATGATGCATTGACCCGGTTGCTCAGTTCCGCGAAAAGTCGGTGGAAAGTGGGGAGCGTTTCCCATACAGGAATCGCTTCAACGAATGTCTATCATACCAGCGCCTCTGAGGGACTTAGCGAGTTAATGAAAACATGGGGAGGAGTTATCCGGTTTCGAGTCACGGTCTCTGGCTCATTGATCACAGGTCGTTATATTGATTGGGTTTCAACCTTAGAGGACTACACGGGGGTTCGATGGATGAAGGGGATGAACTTGAAGTCCCTCAAAAAGACTGTCATTTCCCGAGAGGTTGCTACCGCCATTTACCCCTATGGCAAGGGAGGAGACAACAGCACGACTGATGATGATGAGACTGGGGCTAGAAAGCTGACGATTGCAGATGTCGAGTGGTCCAAAGCAAAGGGAGATCCCGCTGATAAACCAAAGGGTCAAACGTGGGTAGGTGATGAAGCTGCTCGATCTATTTGGGGATATCCAGGTTCTTCAGGTCGGCGACATATATTCATGACCCAAACCTTTGATGACACGGAAGACCCCAAGGTTCTTATCCAACAGGGATGGGACGCCTTAAAACCCCTAACGCAAGAATGGGCCAGCTATGAGGTGGAGATTACCGACCTCTCTAGGGAAGTGGGTAGGGAGCATGAGGCTACCCAATTAGGTACCGCTGGCCTAGTGGTTGATGACTCTTTCAATCCACCAATCGAGGTGCGTGCTCGAGTGGTTGCCGCTGAAGTCGATCTGAATAATCGGAGGAACTTGCAATTGACCCTGGGGTCATTTGTTCCGACCCCCTTTGATTCCATTAGCGACATCAGAGAAGAGCTTGGAAACAAGGTAACCAAAGGAGCCCCAGTTACCCAGCTTCGCCAAAACATCGAGCAAATGGCGGACCGGCTTCGCTCAGGGGTCGGTTACAAGGACTTCTCACCGACCTTGGGCGACATCTGGACGTCGGGACCCTATGGTGATCCGGAGACAACCCACTATATGCAAGCGAAAAGCGGCATCCTTGCCTTTGCCAATCGGTGGGACCCGGTGGCTGGGGAACCCGATTGGCAAGTCGGCCTATCGGGAGACGGCATCAACGCGGATGCGATAACGGCGGGTACCTTAAATGCCGAACGGGTCAATATTGAGACGGTTTCCGAAGCTGGGAGCAGTTTAGTCCGTTTAAAAGATGGATACCTGTGCACCTATGAGAATGATTACCAGACCTTAAAAATAGGGAAATACGGCATTCGATTTTTTGATAATGGGTGGGGGTTAGAAGATCCAAACAATGATTGGCTCGGTACCATTGGCTACTCATTCGATAGTGATGCGAGCGATGATCTTGGAGTTTATCGGTATCGAGGAGTGGGGATTTCGACCGTAAAAGATCTTCACTTATTCTGTAAAATTGACAGCTCCAACAAGGTTAAAAAGCAAGGATTAAAGCTCCAATATGCGCTTGACTATGCCCGGTTGGGATTATCTACTGTGTACTTTGGCGACCCGAGTCTTTTTCGTGATATGGGGCCCAGTATTGATGTAACCCCCAATTCTTCGGACCCTTATGGTGCCGTCCGTTTAAAGGTTTCCGATGGTTGTTATCTCTATCTAGGAGGAGGCGGAAAAGATACAGGGAACCGGATGCATGTTCGCATGTACACGACAGCGGGATACCAGACGGTATTTGAATTAGAGGCCTATGGAAAAGGGGCGAATCTGCATATCCGCGATCCCGATAGCGGGAGTTTAAAAAAGGTACAAACTGCATAGAGGACGGTGTTGTAAGTGCCGGAGGACGGAGTATTACCAGCGATTCCCCCCCAACCACCAGAAATAATCAAATGTCCGGTTTCTGTGGGTGCACCCATAGAAGAGGAGATAGAAAATGACAAAACCATTTGAAGTGATCCACGAGGAGACGGTAGCCGCCGTCTCTTCTATTTTGCAAGAAAGTGGGCTACCTGCGGGTGCGTTAGCTTTAATGATGGAGGAGGTGGTGCAAGCATTACGAGTGGAGGCGAGGCGGCGGGTAGCTACTTGGCAGGAACAAAGCGCAAAGAAGCAAATTGAAGAAGCTTAACACCAGTGGTTCCCACTGAAAGGGGGGTGGTTAGATGGGGGAAAGCGGAGGGGCGGTGATCATCTCACCCAAAGAGATGTACCAGCTTCTACAAGAGGTGAGTACAAACTTGCAAGATATCAAATCGGATATCCGATCTTTAAAAGACAAAGCCGTCCTAGCAGAGGAGGCGGAGGATCGGAGTCGCGAGGCGCAGAAGCAAGCGGAAAAAGCGCAGAAAATGGCAGAGGAAGCACTTAAAGCCGCGGAAGAAACCAAATCACAAGTGAAAACTTTAATCGTAGCACCCATTGTCACCGGGGTGATCGGTGGTATTGTGGTCGCTATTTTTTACTTTGCGAAAATAGGACTAGGAGGATGAGAAATGATTGGAATGGATGAGGCAGTATTGGTATCGGTGATTATCGGATTGGTTGAAATGTTGAAGCAGGTAGGATTACCGAAAAGGTTAAGCCCGCTTGTATCCCTCACCCTAGGCATCGTCGCCGGGTTTTTTTATTTGGCACCGGGAGAGTTAAGTGTAGGAATCTTACAGGGTATCATCATGGGTTTAAGCGCCACCGGACTGTATAGTGGTACTAAAAATATGGTCCAGCCTAAAGGAGAGAAGTGAGTATGTGGCAATATGGGAAGCGAATGACCGCGAAAGAGTTCGTGGAATATGTTAAGGGGAATAGTCGCAGCCGACTCACGGAAACACATGTGCATGGGACTTGGTCGCCAAGCAAAAAAGCTTTCAACGGCAAGAACTATCGCTCTCTCCAAGATGGAATGAGGCGGTTCCACATCCATAGTCGCGGTTGGTCGGACATCGGCCAGCATGCGACTATTTTTCCTGATGGGAAGGTGATGACTGGGCGCGATATCAACCGCGCACCAGCATCCGCCTATGATCACAATGATCTAGACAATGATGGAGTGCATCCCTTTATGGTTGAGATGATTGGCAACTTTGACAAGGGCCACGACAAATTGGAAGGCCCTCAGCTAGCCGCGGCAGTTTATCTGGTCAATCACATCACGGGTGGCCGCTTTAGGTTCCACCGGGAGATGCAAGCCGGCAAATCTTGCCCTGGTTCAGGGATCACTCGAAGTTGGTTTGAACAACAGCTAAAGCATGGTAGATGTGCTGGCCCATTTGATAGATATCAACCTGGTCAGCTCAAAGAGGCCCCTAATGGTGCAAAGTTCACCCGGACACTTCAATATGTCCGTGGTAACCAGATGACCGGGAGTGATGTCCTGGCAGTACAGAGGAGGCTAGGGGTAGCTCCGGTTATTAAGCATGGTAAACCTTATGGCGTTTATGGCCCGAAGACAGAGAGAGCCGTCCGCTCTTTCCAGAAGAAAGCCCGAGCAAAGAATCCCACTGGGGAAGTTGGGGATTGGACTTGGGGTAAATTATTCGGTATCTTGAAATAGAGACTAAGACTTCTATATAGATAGAGGATAAAATAGCCGGGCAGGATTTATATTCCTGCCCAGCTATTTTATTTTTCGCTAGTCCGTTATCAGACTCCACAGAAGGAACAAAATGATGGCTATGAAAGGTAACATCATAATAGCGCATCCACAGCCGATTAAGTTGTTTCCTAGCTCTTTCCAATTCATAGGGGTAGTCACTCCTCCTACTTAATCATTCGCAATTCGATCTGAATATTGTGTCATTTATTGTTAAATTTAACGGTGTACATAACCCGATTACCCACCTGTACCTTTATTTGTTGGATCTCTGAAAGAGGGATCGTAGTTGGTGTCTTTATAGTCATGGTTACTTTCCGTGATTCGCCTGGCGTTATCAAGTGGGTGGAAGCGGGGGTTGAGGGGGTAGTGTCGAAACCATACTTTGAGGAAGCTATCAGACTGTAATGGTTGACCTGAATCATTTTGGTATCTAACGATCACTTTAGTTTTAGAGGGGTTTACTTCAACGTGTTCTAGGGTGATTTTCATCCCGTCATAGAATTGAAATGGCTGGCGCTTTGTGGAGATGAGCTTGTTATGGTTTTCCATTACAGGTGAGGCGATCTGCTTAACACAACCAAACACTCCAAAGAACAGCCCGATGACAACCACTAGAGCAACCAACCTTTTCATACTCCCCGACCTTCTTCCGTGGTTAACTGTGGAAACTATCCACACTATATCATATTCGATATGGATAAAGTATGTGTGTAATATTTATTTATTTTCGTGTTGGGCATGTCCTTTGACCGATAGTGGTCAATTGGAGTATTATTTGCATATTGAGTATGGGATTTTTATGGATGGGGTGGAGGTATGGTTAAAGATGATGGAGAGACGAAGCGCACCACAATCACCATGCCCATAGAGCTATGGAATGAGGTACATAGGGTAATGGAAGAAGTGAAGAAGGATAGCTATGGTGCCATTGATCTTTCCTTTTCAGGCTTCCTCCGGATTGCTTTGGGTGACAAATTGAAAGAATATAAAAAGACTGGCAAGATATAAGGAAAGCCCTTGGGTTATATAACCAAGGGCTTTTTTTGCTTCTATATAGTGTTAAGATTCAGAATCATCATTGGGAGGATTATCTTTTCTTTCGGGCCAGATTTCCTCAACAGAAAGGTTTAAAGCTTTGGCTATCAGTCGAGCGTTATGGAAGCTGGGTTCGTAATTATTGTTAGCAAGTGCGCTTATGGTTGCTTGACTAATTCCAATTGAGTCTGCAAATTCTCCTTGTTGTATATCTCGTTCAAAAAGAATTATTTTAATTCTGCATTTGTACCTCGACCTTTTCACGTTTACCACCTCTGGTTTATCTTTCTGCGCCCAAATGGACAGAACCTTTTTGAGGAAGATCAAAAATAATTGGATATTTTTCAATGGACTAGATAAACACCCAAGCCCTTTTTCGTATACCTTAAATGTGCTTGAAAAGTAAATGGTTATCTTCGGGTTTACCTTAAATGCACCTTGAAGGTGAAGTGAAGGGGGCAAAGAGATGATTCTCGGAATCGATCCAGGCAACGAAAAGGTAAAAGTTTATGGTGGAGTACTTGGGAACTTGTCCTTTCCGTCAGATCTAGGTGAGTGGAGAGAACTGAGACTTACAAACAGACTGACTCCCAATGACATGGTTTGGGAGTATGAGGGAAGGCGGGGATTTGCGGGAACACTTGCTCAGGCTGAGTCTGAGTGGGGCGGAACAGTGAAAGGCACTACCAAAGCTCATGATGATGGCAAGATGAGAGTACTGCTCGGCATTCACCGGATCATTCCTGAGTACCAAGGCGGGAACCTGACAGTTCGAATCGTTACTTGTCAGCCTATATGTCAACATACCTCCATTGAAAAAGAAAAGATAATCAATATGCTGATAGGTTCTCATGATCTGACGATTAATGGTATTCGAAAAGTCTTTCGAATCCAAGAGGTGAGGGTTGCAGCAGAAGGAGCAGCAGTAGGACTATTTCAGCCAGTTCAAGGATTGCTCAGAGTGTTGGATATCGGGTCGGCTACAGTCAATGGAGCCACTATAAAAGACATGAGATACGGGGATAGAGAGAGCTTTACTGAACCCATGGGTTTAGCTACGGCGATGACGGTTGATCCGAAAATGGTGGCTCGACGCATCCAAGCAATAGCTTCCGGGAAACGCTGGTATCGGAACGATCTAATTCGTCTTGTTGGAGGCGGGGCAGTACCAATGGCAGATGCAATTCGAGAGCATTTTCCAAAGGCATATATCCTGAGCCCGTATGGTCTATTGCCGGAATTTGCGAATGCAGTCGCACTCCATGAGATAGGGAGAGCTATCTATGGGCAAACAAGTTGAAATGAAGATTCTAGCGGCATCTCTTAACTCTAAAGATCCTTTCCAAAAGAAGCTTTTCGATCACGCTAGAAGACATACCAACACTTCAAGCTACCTAAAATCATTGATCCAAAGAGACATGGAGAGTGATGAAACGCATCAGGAGGATCCATGTTTGAGAGATGTAGTGCAGGCTCCTACAGTAACAACAAGCATCGCTGAGCAGTTCGTATAATTTCTAAAATAATAGGGGGAGATTGGAATGATCGGAGCATTAAGTATGACTCCAGTAGTCAGTGTCGTAGGTATGGCAGTTGCATCGGCTGTCATTGAAAAAGGTTTAAATCGATTTGGCTATGGAGACTTAGTCCCGATGGTGAATCTCATCACTTGGGTGGCGGCGGGGTACATTACTCTTAAGTTCTATATGGGTCAGGTGACAGTGATCGGTGGAATGTTTTAGGGCCATTTTGGTGGAGGTGAAAAAGAATGATACTGAGTACAGTCGGCGCAATTGGAGTTGTCGGGGTAACTATTAGAGTTTTATGGAGGCAGTTGAGAAGCTACGAAGGGCAGGGAGTAAACAAATACATTGACAATATTAGTCGGAATACATCCACTAGCGGAACATCGGAAAAGCATGCATAAAATCGAGGAACGCGGGAAAGTCAAGCGCGGCCCGACTGAGCGGACGCAGGCGACGACAAAAGGAGGAGCCTCCGCTAAGGAGGCTTGCACTGTAAACGAACAAATAAGTACTAGTTAAAATGCAATAAAATCAAGAGCTAACAAGCACTCAACAAAAAATTCGCCGAGTGAATGCAAAACGAACACTGAACGAACACTGAACGAACACTGAACGAACACTGAACGAACACTGAACGAACACTGAACGAATTGTACCTAAGAACTATAAAATCCTTAAGAAGGAGATGTCTATGCTGGTCTCTGGAATGATGATGGGTGCGACAATGGCTGTAATGTCAGGTATTGGAATGGTCCGTCTCACAAAAGATCGAGATAGGCATGCACTCTTGTCAGTCCTCTTTTCATCAGGGTTTAAACGGAAGATTGGGGATAAAGATCGCCCACCGAAATGCACCGGATCTTCCCGAACCAACTATGGACGAAGGTATCATGTCAACCTGCCACCAGGGAAGTCATCAAAAGATGCAGAAAAGTTACAGGATGCGATCAGTCAGGCGATCAGAAAAGATTGCGAAGTTAGGTATGATCACAATCAGGGGTTCTATATTGACGTCTTCACTACTGGTTTGCCGAAGAAGGTGGAATACAGCCCAAACTATATAAGAAAGGATTACAAAGTACCTGTAGGCATAGATCGGCAAGGAGCTACTGCTTATTATGATTTTGCAGGGAACTTCCCTCACTTGCTTATTGGCGGTGCATCAGGTGGGGGGAAGTCATATCTTTTGCGTTCCATCATTACCTCCCTTTCCCTTGGCCTAAAACCTGAACTATACCTCGCGGATCTAAAGGGCGGGGTTGAGCTTGCGCCATTTTCGACTTTGGAAAACTGTTCAGGGTTTACCTCATCGATGGTCGGCATGGTTAAGATGCTCATGCGAATAGAGAAGGAAATGAATCGCCGGTTGGAGATACTAAGAGATGACAAGAAACAGGAATGGAAAGGGCGACGGATCATTTTCATTCTTGATGAGATGATCGATCTCCATGGGTTCCCGGGCGAGAGCAAGGAGATGAAAGGGGTCAGGATTGCCGCAAAAACAGCTTTGGCCCAGATATCGGCCAAAGGGAGAGCAGCCGGGGTTCTTTTCGTCCTTTGTACTCAGCGCCCTGATGCTAAAGTGATAGACGGAATCATCAAGACGAATGTCGCTGGTCGCATTGGGTTTCGAACCACTGATGAGATTCAGAGTGGGATCATTATGGATAGCCCTAAATTGGCTAGGCTCCCTGATGACATCCCCGGGAGGGCACTTTTCCGCAAGGCGGGGCTGACAGAGATCCAGACCTTTTACTTGTCAGAGGAAAAAGCGACTGAATACTTAGCCGAAGTTGGGAGGAGAGGGCAGCCAAATGAATACCGCGACATCGATCCGCTGGTCGGGGATTCTGCGGAGTCTGGGGACATTAGACTATTTGACGATTGATCAGCTCCGTCGACTCCATCCAATAGGAGGCAAAAGGAATGCTCAAAAAACCCTCCGCCAGATGGAGTCGGAGGGTTACATTAATACTTTTTTCGCAGATAGGTCAAAGGTGACATACCTCGGTAAGAAGGGAAGGGAAGAGACTGGAGTGACTATCATCCGAAAAAAGACGCTGGCCGTTAGACACTTTCTACTGCGAAATGAGATTTTCATTCGTTACTGTCCCGACAAATGGCGCAACGAACCTGAGCTTGTAGCAGATGGGGAGATGATTCGCCCAGATGCCGCTTTTTCAAAGGGTGGGAGAGAGTTTCTAATTGAGATCGATATTACCCAGTCGATGGCCGAGAACCGGAATAAAATGAGGGGCTATATAGCCCTCAAGCAAAAGATGGGTGACAAATTTCCTGAGATAATGATTGTCACCACATCGGAGTTCAGGAGGAATGAGTGGGAAAAGATGCTAGGGAAAATGAAGGGTGTGGTTATGACTGCGGATGATTTGCGGTAGCAGCTCTGAATAGGAAGAAGGCCACCCATAATCGGGTGGTCTTTTGGTGGACTGATGTCAGCGGCCGCCTGGATCATCCTGCTACCTTACTGGCCCCCAGGACAATCTTGGAACATTCTCCTTCGCCCACTAGGGCTATCCTGATATCCACTTCCAGGCTTATCAGCGAAACTACTACCAGGCTTATCCTGCATTATGATTTCTCCACCAGGTCTGTCTTGGTATGTTCTTTTGGGTCCACCTGGCACAGCGTAATTATTCATGGATACCGCCCCCTTTTCACTATTATACTAGTTGAAGTAATATTTGGATATATGATTAGAACTGGCAAAAAGAAAGCCCGTCCAATTTGTAGGACGAGCTTTGCGCTATCGTCATTGCCCACATTTGCCCACAATTTGACCACGCACTATTGTGAAATACAGTTATCAAATGGGTACCTTCTGCTTTAATAGCACAAGGAAACCGCACTAGAATAGCTAAGGTGGCACTCTGAATCAATACTGTAAATTCGGGTCCCTAAACTGGCAGTGTAGAGGTCAGCGGTTCGATCCCGCTATGCTCCACCATATAGCGTTATAAAAGGGCTTTTCGTAGTTTCTCCCGTTTAAGAAATGTAGTGGTCACAAATAAGATACGATTTTCATGCGCAAGGCCACTTCTCGCCCATTTTAGCGAGGAGTGGTTTTTATGTTGATGAAGTTCGCAGTACAAGATTATTTAGACGAGAAGTTGTTTAATAATGTATCGAAGAATACCATTGAGGCATATAAAATGTCACTCTTTGAAGAAATTAAGGATAATCCGGCGGGACAAAACTTATTTTGCGTATCGAGATCATACGTTAATTGTTTTTTTATTAGGAACGGGAATGAGGGTTGGAGAAGTATCGAATCTCAAATGGATTGACGTTGATATTTATAATGGAACGCTATCTGTTTTTGGAAAAGCCCGTATGCAACAGAGTATTCCCATGACGGACAAGCTCAAAAAAGAGCTGAGTGAATACCAGGTGTTTTGTCAACGAGATGAAAGACTCAGTTTTATAAGAATTAGGGGAGGTATTGGAGCTACTCGGGGATCTCTTAAATTGAGGCGGAAAGGAACCTATACGACAATCGATAGACATCAGGGGACTATAGAAGGTCTCAGACTTAGATGAAAGATCAGATAGAGGGTTCGTTATCTTTTAGAAACGTTCCTATGCACATTGTCATGGTCAAAAAAATAGAGCAACGGGATTGATCCCGCTGCTCTATTTTTTAATTTATTGTTATTAAAGATGGGAACCGGGTGTTACGGGATAATACAGTTCTTTGTCACTATATTTAAATGAAGGATTAGCCAATCCTTCCCAAGAAGGATTATCTTTGATGAGTTGATTCAAACCATCTCCAGGTTCAATGGTATACGTGGATGATAATTGATACAATGCTCCTCGATAGACCGGATATTTAGTTTTATAATCTGGATTAGTAGCTGCTGGCACTTTAGTCTG